ACATTTACTGCTTTTCAATATGATTTAAAAGGAACAAATAGTTTGGAAACTGCTATTACATCCTCAACTGAGAATGGTACAACATTCTTTGAAGAAACATTAACTTTAACATTACCAAAATTATCTAAAGAAGATAATAAAGAAATAAAACTTATGGCTTACGGAAGACCACACGTTTGTGTAGAAGACAGAAATGGAAATTTCTTCTTATGTGGTTTAGAACACGGCCTAGAAGTTACGGGCGGAAGTATAGCTACGGGAACTGCTTTTGGTGATTTATCAGGTTACTCATTAACATTAACTGGTTCAGAATTACAACCAGCCAATTTTATTAGTGGCGGTACTGCTGCTGACCCTTTTGCTGGTATGAGTTCTGCTACTGTTACTATTACTGTAGGAACTAATAGTTAAAAAATACGCGATTAAATAATTGTGTGATTCATAATATATGTTTGATTGGAGGGGAGGAAGTGATTAACCTCCCCTTTTTTATTTTAAAATATGCAGATACACCCAGTAATTGGAGCAAAAAACATTAACTTTATACCAAGAGAGGCAATAATACCTCATCCTAATATGGTTAAAACATATAAAATTGATATTAAAGCAGAAGCACAAAATAAGATTATTTTTACAGATAGCGATATGAGTATTACTGAATTAGATTATTATTACCAATATGTTCTTGTTGAAGAAGTTGGAGCTCCTGCAATATTAAAAGAAAATAATTATTATACTATTACAATCACAAATACTACGGATAACACAATAATTTTTAAAGATAAAATGTACTGTACTAATCAAACTCTATCTGACTACCAAATTTCAAATGGTGTTTATATAGAGCAAAGCACAGGAGATAACAACTTTGTATATTATGGATAACTTACACTTAATACAACTTAATCAATACGAAAGACCTACTATTACAGAAGAACGTAATAAAAACTATGTTTCAATAGGTGAAAATAACGACTATTATAAAGGTCTTATTGATGCTTATATGGATAGTACAACAAACAATGCTGTAATTAATGGTATTGTTAATCAAATATATGGAAAAGGATTAGATGCAACTGATTCTAATAAAAAACCAGAACAGTATGCACAAATGAGGGGTTTAGTAAAACCACACGATTTAAGAAATGTTTGCCAAGATTTAAAATTGTTAGGCGAAGCAAGTTTCCAGATTACTTATAATGGAAATAAAATATCAGCAATAACACATTTTCCAAGAGAAACGTTAAGAGCTGAAAAAATGAATGACAAAGGAGAAATTAAGAATTATTATTATTCTCCAGATTGGACAAAAGTTAGTAGAAATACAAAATTAAAAAAGTTTCCTGTTTTTGGTAGTGGCGCACAAAACGAAATTTATATTATTAAAAGATATGTTACTGGATATTACTACTATTCACCAGCAGATTACAATACATCGTATGCTACATTAGAAGATGAAATTGCTTGTTTTTTAATTAATGATACGCAAAATGGTTTTTCAGGTACAAAAGTTGTAAATTTTAACAATGGCGTACCAGATAGAGAAAAGCAACTTGCTATTAAGAATGATGTAATGCAAAAACTTACTGGAAGCTATGGCGAAAAAGTAATTGTAGCATTTAATAATAATGCAGAATCTAAAACAACTGTTGAGGATATACCATTAACAGATGCGCCAGCACATTACGAATATTTAAGTACAGAATGTTCAAGAAAAATTATGTTAACACACAGAGTTACATCACCTTTATTACTTGGGTTAAGTTCTGCTAATGGTTTTTCTTCTAATGCTGATGAAATAGAGAACGCTTCACGACTTTTTAATAACGTAGTAATACAACCATACCAAAACCTTTTAATTGATAGCTTAGATGCAATTTTAGCAGTAAATGATATTAGTTTAAATCTTTACTTTAAAACCATTGAACCACTTGAGTTTATGGATTTAGAGAATATTGAAGGTGAAGAAGCTATTGAAGAACAAACTGGAATAAAAGAAGATGATGATTTTAGCACAGAGCTTGAAATAATGGCTTCTAAGAGCATTTCAGATGAAGATAGTGATTTACTACTAAATGAAGCATTGGATACGTTAGGTGGCGAAATAATCAATAGTGAAGAATTTGAAATTGTTGATATTAGAGATGTTAGTGATGATAATATGAGTGTTGAAGATTGGGCTAATAATATGATTGAATTAGCAGAAGCAGTTAAAAGTGATACACCAATTAAAAATGCACCCAACAAAGAATCTAATTTAGATAAAAGTTATTATAAAGTTAGGTACAGATATGCCTTAGCAGCTGGTAAAAGTAAATCAACTAATAGTAGAAAATTTTGCAAAGAAATGATTTCAAGAGCAAAAAGAGGTGTTGTATATAGATTAGAAGATATTGATAACGCAAGTAGAAGTATGAATTTTAAAGCTGCTGAATTACCAATGCATAATAAAAATCAAGGCACAGATTTAAAACCAAAATTAGAAAAGTACGATTTATTTAAATTTAAAGGTGGCGTATATTGTAGGCACAAATGGCAACAAGTATTGTATCGTATGAAAATTGATGCTGCTTTAGATGGTAAAAAAGGTAGTAAAGATTTAAAAGATTATGATAATGTTAGGACTATACCTAAAAGTTATAGACCAAAGCCAAGAGGTAGAAAAGAAGCTGTTAAAGCACCTGATGATATGAAAAATAACGGACATCATCCAAATTATAAAAAGTAAGTAATGAAAACAACAATAGAAAGAATATTTGAAACATTAAGTAAAGAAGATAAAGTAGAGCTAAAATCTCAGAAGATAGAGTTAGGTGCTATGGACGATATTGTAAGTAAAGTCAAAGAAGCTAGAAAATTTATGGAAATAGCTGAAGGTAAAGGTTTAAGTTCTTTAAAGTCTACAATTTTAAAAGTAGAAAATGACTTTATAAAAGGATTTAGAGCATCTTCAGATGGTATAGAATTAATTGAAAAAATAGAAAAACAATTAAAAGAGTTAGGAGTTGATATGCCTAGCGAATTAAAAGGTTATGATAATCTTTTTAGGTCTTGGCAAAACATATCAGACAAGTGGATAGACCAATTAAACGCAGACCAATACAGATAAAAATGAGAACACAAAGAAGAGTATTTGAAAAACTAAGTGAATCTACAAAAGTAGAATTAGCAAGTGAAAGAATAGAGTTGGGCTTAATTGATGATTTAAAAAAAATATATAATAAAGCTGTAAATGTTCAAAAAAACGCAAATCAAAAAGCTACAACTATAAAAGCAGAAAAAGCTGGTTTACAAGGAGATATAGCAGAAGTATTTGATAGTATCAATTTATTAGAGAAGGACATTGAAAAAGTTAAATCAATATCTAAAGAATTAGGAATAAAACCACCAAAAGATGTAAGTGTTTATGAAAAGTTAATAAAAGATTTAGAGCAAAAAAATAATAAATACATAAAAGATTTTAATTTATAAATAATGAGTAAAGCACTATTTGTAACAAGACACGATATTTCAGTATTTACTGCTGCTAATGGTAATATTGATAATGATAAACTATTGCCATTTTTGAACCAAGCGCAAGATATACATATACAAAATTATTTAGGTACTGATTTATATGTTAAAATACAAAATGAAATAGTTGCTGGTACACTAGCAAATCCTTACTTAGCTTTGTTAAATGATTATATTAAACCAATGCTACTACATTGGAGTATGGTTGAATACTTACCTTATGCTGGTGTTAATATTGCTAATGGTGGAATATATACTAAGAATCCAGAAAATAGCACAGCACTAACAAAGGAACACGTTGATAGTTTAGTAGAAAGAAGTAGAACTACAGCACAGTTTTATACAAATAGATTTATAGATTGGATGACAAATAACGCTGCTGGATTAATACCAGAATATTATAGTAATTCACAAGAAGATATGTACCCAGATGATGTTGCAGATTTTGGAGGATGGGTACTTTAAAAAATAGAATATGAGCGAAACTTGGGGAAAAGGAACATTAAATAATACTATAGGTTGGGGGCAAGGAGCTTGTGACAATACTATAAATTGGGGTAAATCTCAAAAAGATAGTTCTGTTGCTGCAAGTTGGTCTGGAGATACTGATATTTCTGGATGTTCTGGTGCTGCTGGTTTAGCTCAAATAGACAACCTTAATTCTATGTCTTTTGATGGGGCTGATGAAAACATAAATGTCGGAAACGTTTCAAGCTTGCAAGGAGCTTCAGTTTTTACTATTTCATCTTGGATAAAAGTAGATTCTACTGGTGCAAATAGAATTTTTGGCTCTTGGATTGCGCCTACAACCAAAAGAATTATTGGTTTTGCAGTTCATAGTAACAACACTTTAGTATTACAAATTTCAAATAATGGAAGTAGTTTTCAACAAAAATTTTCAACAAGCACAATTCCTTTAGATACTTGGAAACACGTTGCTGTTACATTTTCTAGTGGTGCTATTAGTTTTTATATAGACGGAGTAAAAGAAACACCATCAGCTTCTACCATAACGCAACTATATAATATTTCTAGTGATTATTTCATAGGTGCACTTCAACCTGTTCCAAGTAGTACTTATATGAGTGGCTTAATAGATGAAGTAGGAATATTTAACGTAGCTCTTACAGAAGCAGAAATATTAAGCATTTACAATGCAACAGCAGTTGTGGGTGGAGTAAATAAAACAGCAGATTTAAGTCAATTAACAACACCACCAGTAGCGTGGTATAGAATGTAAACTATGGCAACAGAATATTTTAATGACCAATGGCGTATACCAAGTAACGAGAATCAGAACAAGGTTTCTAACTATTCTATGGAGTTTGATGGGACTAGTGATTTTGTAGACGTAAGCGTTGCTAGTAGCGACGTTGTTCCATCTAGTCAAAGTAGTTGGACTTATTCTTCGTGGCTTTATTTAGATTCAGCACATACAGGTAATTTTAATTGTATATTTAAAAGAGGACAAACTTACCCTGGAGCTGGTATGATTGTTAGAGAAGGTTCTGGTGGAAAAGTTCAAGTATATGTAAACGGAGTTCCCGCATTAGTATACTTTACTGTAAATTTAATACCTGCTGATGTATGGTCTCATTTTGCACTAGTATATGACATATCCACAAATGAATTAACTTGCTATATTAACAACTCATCTCAAACTCTTACAATGCCCGTGGGATGGACTATTTCAGGTACTATTTTTTATATAGGTAAAAGACCAAACAATTCTGACCACTGGGAAGGCAAGGTGGACCAAGTAAGTGTTTTTGATTATGCTTTGCCAGCTACAGGAACAAACTCTATAGCTACTCTTTATGGTGGTGGAACAGCTGTTACAAATCCAATGTCGTTATCACCAAAGCCAGTTGCTTACTATCAATTAGGCGACCAATCAGTTTCTACAGGACCAACTTCAGATTATTTAGTTCCAAATAATAGCTTACAAGATTATGTATTTGATTTTGATGGGAGTAATGACTATATAAATTTTATAAATGGTTCTACAATGGCAAGAGGTCAAGAAATAACTTATTCAGTATGGGCTAATCTTGATACTTTTAGTGCTGATATTATAGGAAATAAAAGTAGTTCTAATTTTGGAACAGGATTAAATTTTGCTGCTGGAAATTTAGTTTTTCAGCTAGGTAATGGTTCAAATGATTCTTGGAATAACAGTAGAATAAATCTATCAAGTTACGTTAATACGGGTGAATGGTTTCATATTATAGGCACTTTTGATGGTACTAACGCAAAAATATATATAAACGGAATAGAAAGAAATAACTGGACTCCTACTCAACCTTTTACTATATCTGGTTGGAATAATAATTTTCAAATAGGAAAAAGAGCAGACCAAGTTTCATCATTTATTAATGGTAGGTTGTCAAATGTAGCTTTTTGGAATAGTGGTTTAACACCTACACAAGTAACTACTCTTTATAATAACGGAAGTCCAGCAGCAGACATATCTTCTTTAAGTCCTATAGCTTGGTGGAAGCTAAACGCTCAAGATACTTTTGATGGTGCTAACTGGACAATAAAAGATTATGCTGGTAGCAACGATGGAACAAGTTCTGGTATGACTTCAGCTAATTTAGTTCAAAGCAACTTACAGCACACATCTGGATATAGTCCTTACGCAATCACGTTAGATGGTACTGGAGAAGTATTTAACCTTGATAGTGAAATTTTATTACCAGACAATAAAACTGTTTCTTTTTGGTTTAAATTAAGAGTTGTGCCAACTGGTCAATTTGCAATTCCATTATCTTCAAGTAATAATAGGTATTATCCTTTGCTTCAAAATAATGGAGGTAATTTTCAAGTTTATATTCAAGGAGCAAATGGTGCAATTATTGTAAACACTTTTCTACCTATAGCAGCAGATGTTTGGTATAATTTTATTATTACAGGAGATGGAACAACACCTTTACTTTATATTAACGGAACACAATACACTTTTGGCTCAGGAACGGATAGAACTGATGTTTTAATTGGAGATATTGGAGCAAGACCTAATGGTAGTTTTGATTTAGATGGAGATATGTCTAATGTAGCTATTTGGAGTGGAACAACTTTATCTTCTACAGAAGTTACAGAAGTTTACAATCAAGGCGTTCCATCTAACTTAAATACTTTTTCAGGTACTAAACCAACCGCTTGGTGGCAATTAGGTTCTAACAGTTCTTTTAATGCAACTACATCTCAATGGACTTGTCTTGATGAAATAGGAACTAACAATGCTGTAAGTTTAACTAACATGGCTAATGATGACATTGTAAACGGAGTTGGATATTCTGGAAATGGTTTAGGAACTTCATCTATCGAAATTATTGGCGATGCTCCCTACTCTACTGCAAATGGAATTAGTGAAAATATGGACGTATTAGATAGAACAACAGATGTACCAAGTTAAAATATTAAAATAAAAAAAATGAATAATAAAAAATATGTAGTAATTCTAATGCAAGATTCCAACGGAATTATTTTTAGTCAAGTTGACCAGTTAAACGCTCAGTCAATGCGTAGAAGTTTA